ATCGAAGCTATTTGATCTCAGATCAACGGAGAATTCCCGCTTTGAAAAATTCGTGTCCACGATCCGCCCGGTGAAAAGAGTCGCATACTCTGAGTAGGCGAGCGAATCCCCGCCCAGGAGGATTTTCGCCTGCTTGTTATGCCAGATGAAATTTCGGGCGATCTGATCGAAGTAACCGCGCCCGTTATTGAAGACAATCGCGCCCGATCCGATCTTTGAAATTCCCCAGTGGATGTCGGGCGTTGACTGACTGATCTTCGGAATTCCCCGCTCGGCAATGTAAGGCTCGTAAAACATGCTATTCAGATTGATGGCTTGCGTGGCGAAGTAGAGCCAGAAATAGCCGATCATGGTAAAGTCGTCAGGCGTCCCCCCGTCCGAGGCATGGGCGTAAAGGATGCCGTTCGTGGTGTCGTGATAGAAGCTGGAAGCGTTCGCGTCCACCAGGGCGACGCTGGCCCGCGACGTGTAGGCCGAGCCGTCCTCCTCCATCGCCGCGATCACCTTTCGGATGGTCTCCGTCTTTGAATCGGCCAAGGTGATGGTCTCGTTTAAATAGGCTTTTTCATAGGTGCTGGTCGCATCATATGATAGGCCGTTTATCGTCTCGGAGACATAGAGATCAAAGGTAGCGGACTTGTAATCAAATCCCGATTCGACCGATATTTGTGTTAGCGTGACGCCGGTAGCGGACGGGGTGAGGACTTTTTTCACGTACCAGTTATCAATATAAGAATCGGCAGTCCATACATTAGAAATAGCAACAAAGTTATCCGTCGCCGTAATATATCCGGCCTCAGGATGCGTCACAAAAGAGCCGGTTCCGGCATAGCGCGTCATTGCTACGCCGCCGATGAAAAGATCGTTGTGCGATCCAGCACCCTTTATATCGGCAGACCAAAGCATGAGCATTCCGATAGCTCCACCCGTGCCACCGGAAGCCCCGCCAGCAACGGCCCCCTTCTGTTGAAACATACACTTTCCGCCGCTATCATTTGCAACGCTGGACAAGGTTCCCGTATAAAGCGCCGTCCACCCCGTCGTATTGTCTTGATCATCATCCGGGTCGGTACAACATGAGGTCGGAGTGAGGACACTGTAAGTTTGTCCAGTCCCCGCCGCATCAATTGTGAAGATAAAACTTTTTCCGGCGCTGTCCACCAGGCGGCCATAATAGCCCGCATAGCTGGACAAATCCTCAGATGAATTTGTGATGAAGGAAGGCCCGCCGGAAGGGTTAGCTATGCTGCACGTGATGGCGGTCAGTTTCGCGACGGTCGTCTTATCCCACCCCTGCAAAAGCTGACCGAGCTTCAACTCCGCGAGAAAAACCTTCTCGCTTCTCGGGTTCGCAATCAGTCCGGCGAATGTGGTCTCAGTGCCCATTATCTCGATTCCTGGAAGCTGAAAAGCAGATCAAATAAAACGTCCCGCCTCATTCCGGGGAGTTTTGTAAACTTTCCATAAATCGTCATCTCGTCCGGCTCGCTGTCATAATCGAATGCAATGAGTAAATCTTTGTTGACCCCGACGTTATGAATCATGGCTTGATAAAGCTCCCACTGCGCCTGAGTCGTGATCTGACACTTGAAATCAATCGTCCGGTATTTCGCAATCTGGTCAATATGATCCTGGCCGCCGATAGTGCGAGAGACGTAAGAGGGATCAATGATACCGACGTCATGCTCTCTTGAATAGTTGCGAGTAGGTGCGAAGTAAGATCCGACGAATATCCGGCCAAGGTCCCAATCCGTATCAACGGCACCGGGCGAATAGACGACATTCAGGCGATTATAACGATAGGACTGAGAGGCGAATGTCTTGATGATAATGCCGTGATTCCCGTTGGCCGTTGGATTTGCGGCAAAGGTCAAATCCTGATCGAAAGAAGGCGTCCCCCAGGAGTCCGTTGCATTGGCCTGAAACTTTAACGTTCCCGGCGCCGATGTCCAGTTGTAACCAATGAGAGCAACGACCGTCACCGCCTTTGCCGTCGCGTGATCAATGACAAGGTTCGCTGTTCCCGCCGTCGCTCCAGCCGTTCGCCATACCTTTCCCCGGAAAGGGTTCTGAAGGTTCGCCGCCGGGAAGCCTGTAGCCGCCGAAGATGCCGTTAAGGTCGCTACATCGAGCAGATTGTTGTAAAGGAAGAGTATCTTTGTGCTCATATCGTCGCGATCCCCCGGACATGGACAACCTTTTCCCCGTCCTTGCTGGCCTTATAGATGGCGGAATAAAGCACTTTGCCGTCAAGCTCAAGCGTGATAGGGACGGTCACACCACCGCCCCCCTCATAATCCCGTGTCTCGCGCCTGTTAAGCACCCTTTCGCCCCTGTGGGCGATGATAGGAACCGCATCGACATCCAAGCCGTAGCGGGCATGTGGGGCACCTGCAAAGGCCATTGCGGGGACCCTCATTGGTATTCCGCCCGCCCCTACGATTCCGCCCCCGCTGAAACCGAAGGCATCACCGATAGAACTGAAAACATCCCCTATGCCTGATATCGCATCTTCAAAGACACCACCGATAATTGTTCCGGCCAAGCCGCCGACTACTGCCCCGCCCGGCCCGAAAAACATTCCGGCCCCGGCACCGAGAGCGCCTCCGATTCCCGCCGCCGTTGAATGCTCTTGACCAAAAAGCGCCCCGCCGAGCATCGTCCCGCCCATGTAGCCGAGACCGGCTGCGCCGAGCAATTGGCCGACCGTGGCTGAACCCATAACGCCATACCCGCCGAGAAGGTCTCCGGTTGTTACCATCGAATTCAATCCAAATCCGAGTGCCGCCCCGGACCCGGCCCCAGCAAGACCAGATAACCCGATCCCTACGGAAGAGGCCCCGCCAAGTCCGCCGGCAAGCGCCGTGCCGCCGAGACCGACTGAGGTCTGGCCCATGAACATTTGCATGGTGACCCATTCCACGGCCATCTTCGCCAGGATATCCACAAAGGCCCGCAAAAGGGCGTCTGTCCAAGACACCCAATAATCATGAAAGGATTTCAGTTGCCCCTTAAAGCCGTCAAAGAAAACATCAGAAAGGACGCGCTGAGAGGATGAGGAAAAGACCCTGACCATGTCATAAGCCGCCCGCCCCCACGTCATGGCGTCCCTCTTCATTTCAAGAAAAGCCGCATGGACTCCGTCAGCAAGATCATCACTTTTTTTAAGCATCTCAATAAATGCTTTCTCTGTCTCGTTCTTTACCCAGGCCGCTATTGCAACCTCATCCATTCCGAGTTCTTTATATTTTTTGGCCTGTTCATTGATGAGGATACGCGTTCCGTCAAAATAAAGTCCTGAGTATTTGCGGAGGTCCTTGTATATGTCGCGCTCGGCTTTCAGGCGATCAGAGGCGAGTTTTTCCGCATCCTTGGCGGCCTGCTCCTGCTCTTTTTTCAGGTTCTTAAAATATTCCTCTTCCTCTTTGTCGCGGGCCTCTAAGAGTTGCATTTCCTTGAGATAGGCGCTTTCCTGAATTTTCGCCATCTCCTTAGCGGCTTTTTCAGCTGCTTTTTTGTTCTCTTCCGTATCCTTTATTGTTGCCGCCTTCCACTTTTTCGAGGCGTCCACAAGGTTTATACTGGAGGAAAGAGCGGCCTTTGTCTGCTTCTCATAGGCAGAAATCGAATCGGCAACTCCGCTTGTAATCAGGTCAAAGTTTTTCTTCGAGAGCTCCCCGATTTTCGCTGCGCTCTTTTCCGCTTCTGCATAGGCCGTTTTCGCAACATCAAACTGTCCGATTGCTACAGCGCCCGCCATCACAACCACGTTTTTCAGTATCTTGCCGGTTTCGTAGGTCTGGACGAGGATATTTCCTATCAATTCGCCTATGGGCCTGAGCACCGCAAACACACCGCCCCATCCGTAAGCGATCGTTGCCACGAGTGCCCCCACGTCTTTCAGGACTGGCCCGAATCCAGAGAGTATGCCCCATATCGTTCCGAGGATATTTGAAACGATTGACCACGCAACGGTTATACCGGCCTGAATCTGTCCCTTGTGATCCTCCATCAGTTTATTGAGGTATTGCACGCTCCCGATGATTTCATTGTAAACCGGAGACATTCCACCCCTCAAAACCTGAGTAACGGTTGTGTCAATCGTAGACTTGACAGCCTGCCATTGGTTTTCCAGAAGAGCCGTCGCTGGTCCGAATCCAACAAGCAAATCACCTAAATGTTCAAGGACTGTACCTTCTTCCCGCCATATTTTAAGATGCTTATCGAGTTCGGGATCAATGGCCCTCAATGTCTGTAGCATCATTGATGATGCCGCATTTGCCCCTGTCATGACGGCTCTCATTTCAGAGTTGATTTGCCGCATAATCTCCTGTCCCTGAGTCATCAAGGGCAGGGCATTTGAAATTCGGGTGAAACTCTCAATTTGCTTTTGGTTTGAGGCATCGAGGAAAACACCTGACCGTGCAAAAGCGTTAGCCAGGGCCGTTGTCTCCTGCCCGGAAAGCAGGGTTTTTGCGGCAATGTTTTCCAGAACCGGGACTATGGCGGTTGAATATTTTAGTGCTTCCTGCCACTGTTCGGCAACGCTTACACCTTTCGCCCTTTCGGAAAAAGTCACAACCATCGCGCCCATCGTAGCAACGGCTTGATTGTAGGTTTCGACGGCCTGAAACCCCTTGTCAAACACCTGTTTGAGCGTATAGCCGACGGTCATGATAGCGGCACTGGCTGCCATCCAGTGGCTTTTGAGTGCGCCGATTAGAGATACCTGCTTTCCATACTGCTGTTCATTCAGTCGGGCGAGGGTTTCATTTTTTGCTCTTTCCGCCCTAATAATGTCGTTCGCTGTAGCCTTGGAGCTATTTTTAATCATGTCGAACGAGTTGGTAATCTTCGCCCGCATGAGATCCATTTCGGCGGAGGATTTGATTCCGAGATTTTTGAAATTCTGTTCGATGTTCAGGGTTGTTTGAGTGGCGTCTTGCAGGAGCTTTTGCTGTGACTTCAGATATCTTGAGGCATCGAGATCAAGCTCCGCAAAGATGGTGCCCACTGATCCGCCGGCCATTGTTATTCACCGCTCCTTAAAATGTCCTGAATCCTTCCCTTACTTGCGTTCAGGGCTGGCCTTAGATATGGCTTCGCTTTCATCTTTCGCGTGCCGTATTCTACGAAGCGGGCGTAAAATACCTTTCGTGATCCGGCATAAATGCGAACGTTTCTTTTCGAGTCCCCGTGCAACCGGACAACTCGGATAGATGCTTTCAGTGCCCCCGCTTCCCGTGCCGTCCAGTCCTTACCGCCCCGCTTCGCCACCCTGGATTTCCCTACGGGAACGCGGCGGCGGGCATCTTCTGCAACCACCCTTGCGGCCCTTTCAAGCCTGTTCATGCTTGCCGATATGATTTCCCCGTCAAAGCGCTGTGGGTTCCAGTTGCTAACTCTCATGCCTTTTCTCTTTAAGGAAAGAATGAAAGGTTTTAATAACCATGCTCATACACCGCCACTGATCCTTTATCCCGCCCGGGTACCTGTCCATCACGTCGCAAATGGCCGGGATTGAAATATCAGTCACAACCCCGTCCACCCCCCGCGTAATCACCTGGCCGCGTGTCGCCATGTAAACGGCGGCTGCCTCCTCGTTCTCTTCCTGCAATAAAACCCGGCATGTCTCGCATGGAGGTGCTTCCGGCGGAATTCTCTCCGCGTATGTCATCCGGCATTGATCACAGGCCGTTAAAACCGTACCGTCCGCCATTTCAAGCATGGATGAAGCCTGGAAGTCCTGGAACTTCACCCAGTCACGGAGTTTTTTTCAGCTTGCTCCGCCTGTGTCGTCTCGCTTGCGGCCAAGGTTGTCATCGCGTCCGCAACAAACCGAGAAAACTTGATGGATTTCGACATGAGAAGGATTTTGTTTTCCTTCGTGCAGGGAATCGGATTTCCCTTGCCGTCAAAAAAGTTCTCCCAGGCAAGAATGATATGATCCCAAAAAAGTTCGTTTTGAAGATCCTCGTTCACCTCTTCAAATTCGAAGCGGCCCGGAGTGCCTTCAACTTTTTTGAAGTCCACTTTTTTCTTGACGGTCGCCTTCCTGATGGATTTCCAGTCATCTACATCAATGACTCGAAGTTGCACGCGCCCACCGCCTTCCATGTCGAACCATGCGCCCGGCTTTTCATCCAGATTGAACGTGGTCATAAACTGCCTTTCTTCCCTCTCGGGATTAAATCAGATACATGAACGCGCCGGAGACCTTTCCGGTAAAATGGGTCTTCGCAACATTGTTCCGGTCTGCGGCGACTTCACCGGCCTCTGTGATCAGGATTTCCCCGCTTGTCCCAATGGTGTAATAGGACGTGGAGTTGATCCAGAATCGAGGCCCGGAGGTTGTAGAGTTGATCAACTTGACCTTGTTTTCCATGCAGGAAAGAAGGGTGTTCTGCTCGGGATCTGTCGGGTCATGATTCGCCCCCGTGATGCTGATCGTCCCACCGTCCGCCGTTCCAAAATCAAACTTGTCAACGTCGTCACCAAATTCTGAGACGTCCACCGTTTTTCGCGTCCCCCCGGAAATGGAGAACGTCCCGGCCCCGAGGACTTTCGAAGTCGCCCCCAGGGTAACCTTTTGGAATGCCCCGCTTAAAACTGCCGCTCTTGTGGTTCCCATTATCGTTACCTCCTATTTTCAGTCTCTTTTTTATCCCCCGCCTACAAGGGCGGCTTTTGCTTTTTGCTTGTTCTTCATTGCGCGATAAAGTTTTGATGTTTCTGTTGACACGATCATGGTTGTCAGGTGGCCCGCCGGAACTGAGGTATCCACGAAAATCCGGTATCCCGCCTTTTTCAGGTCCATGCAAAACCCGATATCCTCGCCGATGGACGATCCGTCTGGGTTTTTCCGCATCTTGAACCATGGCCGGGGCATTTTGCGAAATACGTCCATATTGAACATGAGGCACCCGCCGCCCGTTGCGTCCACTTCGACAAGCTCCCCCTCTTCCCAATCATCGATGCTGGCAAAGCCGTTTCGCTTTTCATCAATTTCCACAGCTTTGAGCATGAGGCTGTCAAAGGGCGGATATCTCCGATGAACAAGAGCGCCCACGACGGGCAGCCGGTGAGATAAAAGCCGCGTGATCGTTTGCGGGTGATAAACTTGATCAACGTCCATCATGATCAAATGAGTCGCCCCGATTTCCAGTGCCTTATCGACAAGGTCATTTCTGAGCGCATCAATCGAACCCGATCCGCCATCAGCGTGTAGATATGTAAATTGCGGCCTCTCCATGTGAACAAACGAATGAAAGAAGCTCGAAGGAACCCAGGGGAACGT